AAGGTTTGTGTAACTTTCTAATAGTACTATTTATATGATTTTGGTAATTTATGTAGCAAATGCTCTCTTTCTATACTCATAAGCAATTTTTGCTATACCAGGAGCACCATCTGCTCCAGTAAAGTTGGTTAAACCAATAGAAGTTTGAGTTGTGTCAACACCAGCATTAGCACCTTGTCCACCAGCGCCTGGTTCAGAGCCTACACTTGGTGTACCAAAATTATTATTTGTTGTTTTACCACCATCACCACCTGGTCCATATTCTCTTGTGGTTCTTTCATCTACCGGCAAAGGCTTATTGTCCCAACTAACAGTACCAGTGCCACCTGCACCACCTAAATATCCATTATTTTTACTGTTGCCAACATTTATATCTGAGGTTAAATTAGGATTACCATCTTCTATACTTGATGCACCACCACCACCAATAGTATCATATTTAAGAAACGCTGGCTTTTGTGCGTCATCTGTTGTAGGATAAGCTGAAATTACAACAGCATTACCACCATCAAACAATGTTCCACTTGCACCTTCATTGTCAGGCCTCACGCCAACTTCATTAGACACATAAGCATCAATACTTGATCCCCAGCTGCTACCGTTATACACATATAATTGGTCATCTCCTGAGTGATAAACTTGGGTACCTAATGATGGACTACCCGGGAGGCTAGTCACTATTGGTGTGTTATCAGTCCAACTGCTATAAGTGCTGTTACCACCACCTCCAGTTGCAGCGCCTGTACCTGGATCTTGTTCATATCCGCCACCTGGGCCACCACCCTCAGCAGAATATCCTAAGAATGTAGTGGTTGAACCACCAGCACTAGCATTTGCACTACCACCTTGTCCTATTACGGCTGGATATGTGTTTGTTGGTATACCACTTGCTGTTCTTTGAACCTGGAATACCACACCACCACCGCCTCCACTACCGGAGTATCTTTCATATCTCTCACCACCAAATATTAAATTTTGAGTTCTTTGTCCAGGTCCACCTGAACCACCGCCACCAACTATTTGTATATATGCTTGACCTGTATTTGTATCTGACACAACAAAATCAGCATTAGATGTAAATGTGTGTATTCTCCATTCATCTACTTCTGTGACTGTGCCACCTGTTGCTACTATGGAAGGTGAAGGTTCAATAACAATATTTGAACTCTGTGCAAGTGTAGTATCATTCACACTTGAAACATTAGCAAAAAATTCTACATTACTTGCTGAATAATTAGCAGTTTCATCTAGTTGTAAAGTAAATTGAAAGTCACCTGAAGAATCAGTTGTAAATTCACTGCTTATATTTCCACTGGTGAAATCACTGTTAGCAACACCTGTGATAAGATATTTCATTGTGGTATTAGGTAGATTAGAACCAACTTCAAATCTTGCAGTATTATAATCATCTACAACCGCAGTAACAGTGACTCCTCTGTCAAAAGGAGTGCCAGTTAGTTCTTCTGTTGCACCATAATTTATAGTTCTACTTGCACCTATAGGCATGCTGTCTCCTTAAGAAGGCTTTGTTGGCCAAGTTACTGTTCTTATACTTACATTAGGTTGATTTGCTGGCAAATCTCTGAGTGCTTGTCTATATGTTTGCCATTCTGCTTTCTTGCTATCACTGAGTGGTGAATCAGCACCCACTGTCCAATCACAAGAAGTCAATTTCATGCTTCTGTATCTTTTTACTTCTATCATTGGATCAGGTGTTACAACTGGTATGTCTTCTAATGTCATAGTGTCTAAGTTAATTTTAACGGTGAGAGGATCAAGCACAACGCCTATTTCACTTTCTGCTATACAACTTACACCTAGGTTTGCAGAACAATTCATCATTGCTTGACGCTCATTGAACTTTTTAACAAACTTTATTTCACCTGTTGTGTTATCATAAAATACATATCTACTCATATCTATAATCCTATACTTCCAATTGGTATAATAGGCAAGTAATCATCACCTTTACCAATACGCTTATCTGCATTTGTGACCCTCATTGTTCTACCTGCTCCATTACCAGGGTCATTTATCAAGTCACTGTTTGCATAATGACTGATTGTCATTGTGTTTGCTAGATATACTTTGGTAGCACTTGCTGCTGGTCTACCATCAATCACAGCAAGAGCACTACCTCTGGCTCTGTCAACACTGTATTCAAAATTCTCTACAAGTGCAGGAGGCACTGAACCTATAGAACCAATTTGTTGTCCACCTGATGTCACAGTTTCTATAACATCTGCGTTTGCGTTTGCGGTGTGTTTACCTGTGACAGGATCAATGTCAATCTCTTTGTATGCAATGTCTCTTCTAGACCTGTATGCTTGAGTGTATATCTCATCAACAAAGAAAGTACCACCTGGTAATAAAGAGTTTACACTACTAAATTCACCTTCATCAATACCACCTAGTTCTACAATAACATTTGCTGCAACCAGTGCATTTGGTGAGTATGAGAACACATCTGCACTTACTGCGGCTGCGTTTGCTACATTTGTATTTGATTGTGTTTGCTCTTCCTGCAATCCTGCCTGTACTGGACCAGTCATGTTTCTAGTAGAACCACCTCTATAGTTTATTGGTATTGATGGTATTGTCATTGGTGTTGTTTGTACACCATTAGGACCACCAAAATGAATGTCCATATCAAATTCATATATATTTTCAATTGGCAGTGTTGGTATAGTTGGGTCTACAACTGGGGGAGGTGGTAGTGTTATTGGCACTGTGACTGTTTCACCTGGTGTAAATGATTGTTCATTGTTTGCTGGTAAATGATCATGACAGAAATGTCCTGGTAAACTAATTCCTGCAACATTCATGTTAGCCAAGTTCATACATATTGCTTTTACATCTGGTATATCTGGTATTGTGATTGGTACATTAATAACCGGCATTCCTGGTGGTGTGTAAGGAGGATACACAATGTTTGTGTTACCTAATCCTACATTACCCACAACATTACCTGTTGGAGGATCAATGATGTTTGCATTACCACCTGTTGGATCATCCACAATAGTAACATTTCCTACAATGTTTGCTATGTTTGAATAATCTACATTACCCCATATGCCTGTCCACCATCCTGGTATACCTGATAAATTTATTGCACCATCTGATTGTACTGTATTGTGTTCATACACTGAGTCATTGTATTCTAACAGCACAACACCAACTGACAGTGTGCCTTCATTATTTTCTTTTTCAGTAACACGCATAACTCTAAACAGTTTGTTTGTGTAACTATATTTGGCATTGGTTAATTTTACAATATCACCTACATCTACTTGTATAGCACTGTAATCTGCATCAAATTCTACTACTGTGCTAATCCTGCTTTGACGCAAATCAATGTTTGCTAAATTGTGTACTCTAGGTGCATCATTAACTAAATCATATCTAGTGTTTAGTGGGTTGTCTGGTTCATTGTTGTTTCTATCACCTGTAGGTGTAATTACACGCACAGAACTTGTTTGGTCTTTTTTGTTTACTTCTGGATATTCTGCTTCAATGCTGTTGTACAGTGAATATAATTCTGTGCCACCTATGCTTATACTGGTTATAACATTATCATCATTAAACACAAACGCATTTGCTTTCTCTGCTGTGGTGGCTGCCCTGTTAGGCACAACTTTAAATGTGCCGCCTTTAGGATCATATGTAAAGAATGTTGCACAACTTTGACACAATTGATCAATGTTGTCTTTGACTGGTTGATATGTGCTTAACATACCATCTATACGCCATCTATCATGTTGTAGTGTTACATTGGCTGTTGATATGTAATCTACTTGCGTACTTGAATAATCATCTAAGTCAGTAAAACTTGCACTGTCTATGTCACTGCTACTCAGTCCTGCACCATACCTGTTGTTTAACAAATAATCTTGCATAACATTGGCTGGTTCATGTAAACTGTTAGTTATGTCAAATGTGAGTGTGCCTAATCCTGTGAGACCATTCTCTGGATCATAGTCTACTTCAAATATTGCATACACAAGATCTTCATAGTTTGTGCTGGCATTTATTGTGGTCATTAAACTTGATGCAGCTACCTTTACTCCTGCTGGAGGAAATATTTGGTTTACACTGCTTTGTGCGTTACCTGCATACACTCTACAACGCATCTTGCCATTTACTTTTGTGCTTGATGTTGCGTTAGGGTCTGTGATACTGATCACTGAAGATGATGTTGTACTACCATAGCCACCACTAAAGTTTAGTGATGCATCACCTCTGTATATCTCATTTACAGTGTATGACCCAGTGTCTGTTTTCTCACCTATTACCATACAGTACACCATGGTGTTATTACGGTTTTTGATTTCTGCATCTACTGCAATTGCACCTGTGACATTTCTACCATAAAACACTGGTATTCTGTTGTCTGTGCTTGGTGCTAACTGTACTTTAACGCCAGGGTCTTTGGCTGCTTGTCCACTGGGTGGTTTGAATATACCTGATGCTTTTGCTGTTGCAATTGCAAGTCCACCTGCTAACAAACTGGTACCTATACCAATAGCACCTGTGAAACTCATTGCGGCTGCAAATGTAGTTGCAAAACCTGCACCAAAACCTAATGCTGTTACAATAGCACTTGCTATTGCTGTAAATATTGCCATTAACCTACTCCCTCATACAAGTAATTGCGTTCCATTGGTTTCCACCCGCGTTTTTCTAAATCAAAGTCTGGTGATATCTCCATATTGGTCAATGTAAATCCTTGTATTATATCAGCATCTTTCATTTTTTCACCATACTCTATGTATTTCTTTAACAGTTTATAACCTAAACTGCTTAATCTGTGTTCTTCTTCTACCCACCATGCTATTTCTTTCATATACTTAACATGTGGTAACCAAGGATCTTCATTGATAACACCTATCAACATACCTTGCACTTTACCTTTGGTTTCACCTACAATGATCACACCATTTTTTATGATGTGCACCAATAAATTTTTTACATACTTTTCATTGTATTGTGGAGCATGATGTGCACCAAAAGGTGATGCATTTGCAAAATTGATCATCATCTCCATTATTCTATCAAAATCTTCTATACCTGCACGCCTAATCATATCTTTATCTCTGTTATCTTTATCTTAAAACATACTACCTGGGAATGGATTAAAGCCACCACCGCCGCGGCCTCCGCCACCTCCGCCGTAGCCTCCACCATTGCCACTATATTCTCTACCAAAGTCAAACTGTACACCCATTAAGTCAGGTACTCTGTTGAATGTTAAGTCACCTGTAAAGAACTTTTCTCTGTCATTTGGTGCTGTTCTTTGTCCTGCCACTTTGTTTTCTAATATAGTGTTTATACTTGCACAACTAACACCCACAGTGTGCGTGGTTTCACCTTCTAATATGTCTACATTTTCTTCTATTGTAAAATTAGTAATGATGCCTTTGAATCTTTGAAACACATTTGCTGAATCTACTGTGTAATCATCATTGAAGAATGCTCTGTACACAACTACTTCACCACCTTTAACAGGATTTTCTAACACTGCATCAACATAATCTTCTGGAACACCACTTAGTCCTATTTGTATGTCACCGTTGGTTGTTTTTACATCTTCTGCTATTTCACTTAAACTTAAAAAAGCACCTAGTTGAGTGTATGTGTTTGAATCATACACTAATTCATTATAAGAACTACTGATGTAATATTGTGTACCATCTAAATTTAAATCAATTAGTATACAATGTTTGATTGCATTAGTATTTTCTACTGGTGGTATAGATCTTGCCATTATTCAATAACCTCTAATAAATCAAAGTCTGTGTCAAACTCTATTCTATCATGTGGTACCACTGAAAAACTAGGTTTCTTTAACATTATAACTCTGAATGTTACATTTGTGCCACTGAGTAGGCTTTTACCACTTAGTGTATAACCTGTTTGCTCTAGGAATGGTCTGTGAATTGGTACTGCTACACTGCTTGAAGTAGTGTGTGCTACATCCGCTGTTACTTGATATGGATATCTATAACTACTACCTGGTTGTATAAAGTCACCTTTCTTAAACAAGAATGTGCCTGTGCCTGCACTACTAGCATTCACAGTTAGTGTATTACCACTTGCACTAACGCATGTAACGCCTGCTATGCCTGTGCTATCACCTTGGTATGCTGTTACATAACTAAGTCCTGTGTTTGTGCTACCTATATCAATTGTGGATTCAACATTTCTGTCCGCAGTTGCTAAATCTTGTAGCAATGCTCTATTCTCTGAATATTTTAAACCTGAATGCATACCAACTGTTAACCTATAAGGTACACCACTAATAACTTCAGCACTCTTTATTCTTCCTGAGCGTGAAATAGTTTGTCCTATAACTTTGCGTGAATCTATAGTTATAAATTGTGCATTATCTATAATTGTTTGTAAACTCATTATCTAGGTAACCTCCTTTGTCCTGCCTGTGTAACATTATACACAAACTCAGGATCTCTGGCAAGTGCAGTCCTGAAGCTTTGGACATCTACTGCTGATATATTGTAAGTAATATTTGTAGGACCACTACCACCTTGCCCCATTATTCTAGCAGTAGCATCTGTGCTGGTTATTCTTGCTGGTCCATTTATGATCTCAGGACCTCTTTCTCCTGCTATACCAAATTGTCCTGCAGGTATGTATCCACCTTTGTCAAATAAGCCTGCAAAGAAACTCTGTGCACCACTAAACAGTGCAAGGAATAATTTGTTGGCTTGCATTTTAATTATTTCTGTCATTAAACTCTTGAATAAGTCTTTGAAACTTAATTTACCTGTTTCCACAAAACCCATTATTGCATCTGTGAATCCACTTGCCATTGTGTCAAATATTTTTGCACCATATGCCGCTGTGTCTAGCACTTCATCTTTGAAGTTAGCAAATGCTTCACTAAATCCTGTGCCAAAACTTGTGGCTGCAGTATGGTTAGCATCCTGTGCTTTTTTAATTAATTCTATTTGTTCATTGTACAATGCATTTATTATTGCAATTTGTTCTGCTTGTAAACGGGCATTCTCTACAGGATCTACTGCTAATTGCAATGCTGTGATGTCAGCAATTGCATCTCTTCTATCACTTTCTAAATCAGCAATGTCTCTGCGTTGTTCTTTCTCTCTTTCACCTAGCCCAAACAATTCATTTTCAAGTTCAAGTTCTGCTAATTTGTTTTCTAAGTCTGCTTTGTTTGTTTCTAATACTTCTTTGCTTTTTGCTAAGTTTGTTGTAATTTGTGTTAACAGTCTTTTCTCTGCGGCCTCTTGTGCTGTTTTTTCTTTTTTAGTGGCTTTCTCTGCTGCAGTTTTTTGTCTAGCCAACTCTAGTGCTTTAGCGGCTCTACTCTGACCACCATCACCATCATCTTCTGTGCTACCTGGTGTACCTGGTGTTTGATCTGGTTTGTCTGGAAGATTCAAGTCTATGTCTTTGCCTGCGTCA